TAGTATCGGGCTCGCTAGTATTAATCCGCTTAGTATTATTGAATGTACCACTCTTTGGGTTTATAACACAAAGAATCGTAAGCTGGGTTGCTATGTAGCAGATTCTATGGGGCAAGTGCTAACAGTTAAAGGCGCAAGTATTGTAGGCTTTGATCCTAAAAAAAGTGTATGTAAAACTGTACGTAAGCCTGAAATACTCAAAGGTGCTGGAAAACTTGCAAGAACTAAAATGCAGAAGCAGTTTGATGAAATTAATGCCACAGAGACTGCTATGAACGGCCGACTAAACGAGCATATTATTCTGATTAGTACCTTCTAAAAAGATAAATACTATTATGGTACAAAATGGCATAGGATACTCAAGTAGGCAGGCTCTGATTAGAGAGCTACAGTTACGTCTAGCAGACGGCATTGTGGATGTAGAACTTGACCGAGAACATTATGATGTTGCGATTAACTTGGCATTAGCACAATATCGTCAACTAAGTTCGGGATCTGTAGAAGAAAGTTTGATTTATATTCAAACCCAGGACGGTGTTACAGAGTACACACTGCCCAACGAAGTACAAGAAGTCCGCAGACTATATCGTAGGGGTATCGGTACTAACAGCGGCGGCGGCACAAACTTTGATCCGTTTGACGTAGCATTTAACAACATGTATATGTTGCAAGCAGGCCAAATCGGCGGTCTTGCTGTGTTTGATGCGTTTGCACAATATAAAGAAACTATTGGGCGTGTGTTTGGTAGCGAATATAACTTCCTTTGGAATCGTAATACCAAAGTATTAAAACTTCTTCGCAATGTGCGTCATGCAGAAGAAGTAATGGTTGGCGTTTATAATTTTATTCCTGAAAGTATATTACTAGGCGATGTTTATGCAAGTTCGTGGCTAGGTGCTTGTGCGCTAGCTCAGGCTAAATTAATGCTAGGTGAGGCCCGTAGTAAGTATGCCAGCGGCCTTCCGGGCGCGGGCGGCGCAATACAGCTTAACGGCGCCGAGCTCAAAACAGAAGGCCAGCAAGAGTTGGAAAGACTCAAGCTTGCTATTCACAATATGGAAGAAGGCAACAGCCCTCTTGGTTTTATCATAGGTTAAAAATGATCATTGGTTTAGTTGGTTTTATTGGCAGCGGCAAAGATACCGCTGCACAAGAGTTTGTGAAACTTGGCTGTAAGAAAGATAGTTTTGCTGCCCCGTTAAAAGATGCGTGTGCTGCATTGTTCGGCTGGTCTCGAGAACTTTTAGAAGGCGACACATTAGAAAGTCGAGAGTTTCGAGAAACACCAGACATGTTCTGGACTCGAAAATTAGGCATTGATAATTTTACACCCAGACTAGCACTACAACTAGTGGGTACAGATGTGCTACGTAACCAGTTTTCACCGGATATTTGGCTCAATAGTCTAGAATATCGTATTAGAAAAAATACTTCTAGCAAGGAGTCGATTGTAATCAGCGACGCCCGATTTAAAAACGAACTTGAATTGATCAAAGATATAGGTGGCAAGATTGTGTGGGTACGCAGAGGCGAACTACCTGAATGGTATGACGTTGCTGCCAGCGCACATACCGGTAATGCAGTAAGTCGCAAGATCATGCAGACACGCTACAGAGATATTCACGAAAGCGAATGGAACTGGGTAGGATTCAAACCTGACTACACTATTTTTAACACTGGCACACTTGAAGATTTGCACCACCGTGTACTAGAAATCAACTTAGATATTAAAAAGCCTCGCTTAGTTGCAGTCTGAGGCTATTTAGCAAAAACCTTCTATTCTGTTGCACCCGGTATTCAAATAATACCGGTTTTCTTCGTTTTCGCATAAATACTTGCATAGGAAACATTAACCTATTAACGGGAGAATAACATGGCAACATTAGTTTCACCTGGTGTAAGTGTAAGCGTTACCGACGAGAGCTTTTATGCTCCAGCCGGAACAGGCACTGTACCTCTTATCGTAATTGCAACAGCGCAAGATAAGAGCACTCCAGACGGTAGTGGCACAGCAGCTTATACTACAGCAGCAACAGCAGGCAAGGTACAGTTGATTACCAGCCAAAGAGACCTGCTTACAAATTTTGGTAATCCAATTTTCAAATCAAGTGGCGGCACTCCGTTACACGGTCACGAATTAAACGAGTACGGCTTAATGGCAGCTTATAGCTTCCTAGGTATTGCAAATCGTGCGTATGTTTTACGTGCAAATGTTGACTTAGATCAGCTAACAGCAAGAACTACTGCTCCTTCGGCAGCAGCAGCTAACGGTGCTTATTGGTTAGATACAGCTAACACTGTGTTGGGCTTAAAGAGTTGGAGCGGCACTGCATGGGTACGTCAATCTGTTAAAGTACCTACCCCAAGTGATATGAGCTCACCAACAAGCATTAAACCTGCTTATGGTAGAAACGGCGAATTTGCCGCGGCCTATTTTAAAAATAATGGCGATACTGCTACTACAATTAAAGTACATCAAAAATTAGCAGGGGTTTGGTACGTAGTTGGTTCAGCCGGCTGGGACAGCGCAAGCGGTAAAGATTTTCAAACCGCACGCCATACTAGCTTACCGTCAACCAAGAGTGGCGGCGGCGCATTAGCTGAAGGCGATATACTGCTACAAGTGAATAGTCCAAATAACGGTACTAGCATCGCAGTTAAAGTATATAACACAGCCTCTGGCCAATGGGTTAGTGAAACCATTGAGCAGTACATTAATTCTGCTTCAGTTTTCGCAGTATATGGTGTTAACTTAAGCGAAGGCGACCTTTGGGCGGACTTTACTGAAGACGACGCAACAATTACGCTACGCCGCCACAATGGCAATAGTGATTTAACTGCTACGTCTAGTGCAGCACTAGGTACAACAAACGTAGCAGGCCACGCTGGTAAGATATCATTTACTATTGCAGTAAACGGCGGAACCGCAGTGCCTGTAACATTGCTTTCAAACACAGCAAATATTGCTAGTGTAGACGATATTGTAGCAGACATCAACAGCTCACTATCAAGCGCAAACGCAACAGTTAGCTTTACTTCAGGTGTACTTGCTAGCAATTTAAGTGGAAAAGTTAGTATTGTTGACACTGCGGGTCGTGATATACTATTCGCAGCAGGTAACGTTTCAGGATTTACTCCGGCTAACTTAAGCCTAACAGCAGATACGCCTTATACAAACTGGGAAGTACTAAGCTATGAAGCAAGTGCTACAGCAGTTGTAGGTGAAACAGCTAATGGTACATTGTGGTATGATAATGTAATCAGTGCAGATAACATTGATATTTTATACAATGATTCCGAAGATGGCTGGGCAACCTACACCGGAGATATCCAAGTAACAGCGTCTGAACCAACTAAGCAAAGCGATGGTTCAACTACACTAGCAACCGGCGACTTATGGATCGACGGTGGCGATTTAGAAAACTTCCCTGTAATCTATAAGTGGAGCGCAGACGATGAGTGGGTTCTCGTTGATAACACTGATCAAGTCAGCGGCGACGGCATTCTTTTTGCAGACTTCCGACCACGTGCTGATGTATTGTCATTAACTATGGATGCGGGTACACCGAGACCTGAGAACTTCCCGATTGGTATCTTAGCATGGAACAAACGTGCTAGCGGTGGTAACGTTAAAGAGTATAATGACGTATATATTGTAGCCGGGAATGACATTGGACCTAAGTGGGTTGACTACTCAGGTAACAAGCCAGATGGTTCGCCATATATGCTACGTAAAGCTCAGCGTCAAGCAGTTGTACGTCAGATGCAGGCAGCAATTGCAGCCAGCGAAGAAGCTAGAAATGAAATAAATCGTTTCAACTTAATTACTGCTCCAGGATATCCTGAGCTAATTGACGAAATGATCAGCTTAAATGTTGATCGCAAGGAAACAGCATTTATTATTGCTGATGCTCCTTTACGTCTAGCTTCAAGTGCAAGTGCTACACAAGCATGGGCAACTAACACTGCTAATGCAGACGGCAATGGCGAAGATGGCTTAGTAAGTAGCTCGCCATATGTGGGTGTTTACTATCCACATGCGCTAACAACGAACCTTAATGGTACAAATATTCTACAGCCAGCAAGTCACATTGCTCTACGCACTCTAGCATTTAACGATCAGGTAGCTTTCCCGTGGTTTGCACCAGCTGGCTTCCAGCGTGGTCTAGTAAGCAATGCTACAAGCGTAGGTTACTTAGATGCAGCAAGCGCAGAATATGTACCAGTTGCACTAAGCGAAGGTCAGCGTGATAGCTTGTACATTAACAAGATCAACCCAATTGGCAACTTCCCTGGAAGAGGCCTAGCAGTGTTTGGTCAGAAGACTCTAAACCCTGTTTCAAGTGCATTGGATCGCGTTAACGTTGCACGTCTAGTTGTTTACATTCGTGAACGCTTAGATGACATCATGAAACCGTTCTTGTTTGAACCAAATGATGAAATTACTCGTCAAAACGCAAAGGTTGT